TACTACATAGTTCACTTTAAAGAGCTCTTTGCCTTAGATGGAAAGCAAGCTGATTTATCAGATAACGATTTAGAACGTAGAAATACAATTGCCAAGCTCCTATCCGATTGGGGTCTGGTTAAGATTATAGATAATACAAAATTTACCGAGCTTGCACCTTTATCGCAGATTAAAGTAATTGCACATAAAGATAAGCACGAATGGGATCTACAAACCAAGTATAATATTGGTAAAAAAAGAGTAGATTCTGACGAGTAAAAGCATATATAATATATCCCCGGGATGGGAACGTAATAGGCTCTTCTACCTTAGGAGCGTCTAAAGCCGGTACAACGATAAGGTACCCCAGTAGTCGGTAAGCTGGAACAACGATACGCCTTCGGGGTATCAAATTTTAAACTCGCTTAATAGGAGAAACTATATGTTCTACGCAAACATGGCTATCGATTCAATTCAAGACGCCAAAATTAACTTCCTCAAACAGACAGTTAAGGAAGATTCCCTTCAAAAACCTTTAGTTGCTTTTGTCGAGGCACAACGTGTCTTTACTAAACAAATTGTCAAGTCTGCAAATGATGTTATGAACATTGCTGCAGAGACATGCGCAAATGCAATTTCAGGTATTGCAAAAAAGGGAGAATAATATGACATTACTAACTACATTTGGTCCTGGCTTTAAAGACATGGATAAATTCTTTGTTGGCTTTGATGATCAGTTTAATCGTCTTGCTAAAATGCATGACGACATGACTAAAAATATTCCTAACTATCCCCCCTATAACATTAAGAAGACAGGCGATAATACTTACGTTGTTGAAGTAGCTGTGGCCGGTTTTTCAAAACAAGACATTGAGATTGAACTTAATGATGGTAAGATGTTAATCAAGGGCAATGTTCAGTCAAACGAAGCCGAAGATAATTTCCTGTTTAAGGGAATTGCCAATCGCGCTTTCACCCGCTCTTTTGCACTCGATGATCAAATTGAAGTACAAAATGCCGAGATGTTCAATGGTATGCTTAAAGTATTTTTAGAGCGTATTATTCCTGAGCATAGAAAGCCAAAGAAGATCGAAGTTAAAGATACTTCAGAAGCTAAACCTAAAAAATCTAAACCCCAACTACTTACAGAAGATCCACAAGATCGAGATCTGTAAGACTAGGCCCCTTCGGGGGCTTTTTAAATTGTTCACAAGACAAGGAAAAGATATGAATAAAGAACTAGAAGCACTAGGGGGAGTCAACGCTCCTAAACTATCAGATTTCTGGGCATGGGTGGGAAGAACATTTACCCCGTCTTACCAAAATGAAATAGAAGGTTATCTTAGCGATTCTGTAGATCATAAAGATCTAGAGACAAGAACGAGAACATTGGTAAGAAGAGGTATGCTATAATGTTAAAAAAATTACTAAATATTATTATCGAAACTAGAATGGCATTAGCTAAAAGACACTTAAATCGTTTTAGAGGATCATGATCATACTATCACTAATACCTGTCAGAAGAAAAAACTGGGTAATTAAAGCCAGTGTTTTTGATGACCAGATATTAGTGTTTTTTCATAACCCGTTAACACTTGCATATTTCTTTAAAATATTTTATAATGAAGAATGTGCTTATAAATTTATAGAAGAGATTGTTGTAACATGATTAAAGTTGTAAAATTGATTACAGGTGAAGAGTTAATTGCAGATGTAACGGGTAGTGAAATACTTACCTTAAGTAAACCATGTGCAATACAAATGGTCCCATCACGTCAAAACCCTGAGCAACCTATGATGGGTATGTTCCCTTATGCGGCTTATACTGAAGATCATTCTATTGAGGTAGATAGGGCTAGAATTGTCTGGAGTGCAAAACCAGTCAAAGAACTTTACAATCAATACAATTCAGCTTTTGGTTCAGGTATTCAACTGGCCGGTCTATAATGTTTCACATCATAATGCAAAATATTATGAAAAATGAAAAGAAATCTCAACCCGTAACACTTGTAAATCCGATTAACTCGGAAGAGTGGATATGTGAGGATTATACTGACATTCGTGTCATTGATGGTGTGGAGTATGTTAAGGTACGTAAGCCTCATATGAGACATTCAGTATCTATGCGCAAAGAGGCGTTACGTAAGAAGTAACAGTTGATAGTAACGTGAGACAGCTATATAATAGACTCATAAACTAAGGAATGTTATGAAAAAGTTTCTCGTAGTATTGTTACTTTTAGTCTCAGCTAGTGCCTTTGCGCAATATCGTCATTATGGCCATCACGGTCATCGACCTAGCAGTGGTAACTGGGTTGCCCCTCTTATTGGTGGGGTAATTGTAGGGGCTATTTTAACTGATGCTGCTCGCGCTAATCAACCAGCACCGCAACCACCAATTATTATCCAACAACCATTTCCTCAAACCAGCACATACAATTGTCTGGTTCAGGTGTACGACCCTATTACTCGTATCGTTAAAAACGAAGTAATGCTTTGTGTTAACCAATAATACACCTGTAGCTCAACGGTTAGAGCAGGGGACTCATAATCCCTTGGCTAGGGGTTCGAGTCCCTTCGGGTGTACCATATTATGAAAACCTATACTGCTGAAATTTTAGACGCCGAAGATGGTTCCGGAGACGGTATCCTTCAACTACCAGAAGACTTCTGTAAAGATGATGACTGGCGAGAAGGTGATCGCATCCATATGGAGGTAGTTGGTGAGACTGTTAAGTTAACAAATTTAGATAGGAATAGACGTGAAGGTATATTTGAGCAAATACCGCTACCATTGGATTAGTCCATATACGGTACTGGAAAAAGTCTTCTTCTGGCGTGAAATTGATTACGATGAACCTATCATTGATGAGTGGTCGGATCGTCTAACACCTATATGTCAAGGCATTCAAAAAGTTCTTGACTTTATTCATCCTAAGATTAATTACGTTAAAATAGATCGATGGGATACGTGGAGTATGGATTATACTCTTTCTCATATTATTGTTCCGATGCTTAAACAGCTCAAAGAGACGAAGCACGGATCCCCTTTTGTAGCTGATGAAGATGTACCAGAAGAACTAAAGAGTACATCTGCTCCTCCAAAGGAAAATGATTGGGATACAGATGAAAATCATTTTAAACGTTGGGATTGGGCTCTTAACGAAATGATCTGGGCGTTTGAACAAAATTTAGATACTAACAGTGAAGAAAAGTTTTTTGATCATGCCGAGTGGGATGAGAAAGAAAAAGACTTTAATAAGAATCTTCATAAAATTAAAATAGATCAAGTAGGGCTTAAAGCTCATCAAGATCGTAAAGCAAACGGGTTCCGTTTATTCGGTAAGTACTATCAGGGGTTGTGGGATTGAGTATTTTAGTTATTACACCTACAATAGGGTCACCAGAATTAGCTGATGCGGTACACTCGGTACTAAATCAGACGAATAAAGAGGTAGAACACCTTCTGGTTGTAGACGGTGTTCAGTTTTCATCTAGAGTAGACGAGGTATTAAACGATGCAAGAATCATTACAGGTGGAAAAGTTAAACGATTGGACTTACCGTTTAACACCGGTGGGGGCGGCTTTTACGGGCACCGAATCATGGCTGGGATTGGCCATCTTATCAATCACGATTATGTTCTCTTCTTAGATCAGGATAATTGGTTTGAACCTGATCATATAGACTCCTTAATAAATACTATTGAAAGTAAGAGGCTTGATTGGGCTTATTCACTCAGGCAAATTTTTGATAAAGATAAAAATTATATTACAGTTGATAACTGTGAATCATTAGGTAGGTGGCCTGCATGGGTAAATAAAGATGCTTATCTAATAGATACCAGTTCATATTGTTTTAAGACGTCCTTCTATCGACAAGTATGCCATATCTGGGATTACGGGTGGGGTGGGGATAGAAGATTTTATACTATTTTAAAAGACCACATTAAGCATGATAATTATGCATGCTCTGGTAAATACACACTTAACTACAGGCTAGGGGGTAACGATGGCTCAGTTCAAGCCGAATTCTTCATTGACGGGAACAGCAAACAAGCGGAAGTTTATCCCGGCGGTTTTCCCTGGAACTTGTAGACCGATAACGCAGGGTAGCTCAGTAGAAGAGCGCTGGACTCATAATCCAGAGGTCGTAGGTGCGACTCCTTCCCCTGCACCCTTTATTATTATACCTCATAATATTATACTGGGGTATAACTGATGAGAGCGATTATACTCGCTGTATTACTATTTGCTAGTAATGCATTTGCGGTTAACATTACTGCACAAAGTTGGCTTGAGACCGATGATCAGGGTAACTTGATTGAGGGGTATAATATTACCGAGGTTCGTTCTATTGCAAGTATTACCAAGTTAATGACTGTAATGGCTGTTATTGATAATAATCAAAACATGCAACAGAAGCTTGGTAAGTATACAAGAGAGCAACACATTCAAATGGCCTTAGTAAAATCAGATAATAACTCGGCTAAAGTGTTATGTGATAATTTTCCAGGCGGTCGTTTTGAATGTATTCGCTACATGAACGAAAAAGCAAACTACCTGGGGATGTTGAGGACTAAGTTTGTAGAGCCAACCGGTCTAAGTCCAATGAATATCAGTACTGCGTTAGACTTACTTAGATTGGTATTTGAGGCAAGTCACTA